ACCTCAGCTAATGACCCTAGAGATGGAGGAGGAACTCAATATAAACCTAATGTAGGTCTTGGAGGTCTTATGGGTTTTGGTAGAGTTATATTTTAAATATTTATAAATAAACATGTATTTCCCGAAATCCCAAATCCAAACTAACTTGTATACTAATGGTAATGAATTTCAAAAAATTACTACTAAAGAAACTTATACCGGGTTTTACTTTAAAACTTCTACAGGACAATTTTATACTGGAAAAACTCCTAATGATGGACCTAACACTCAATTAGTTAAATTTAATTCTAGTACTCCTGACATATTAACCTCAACCTCCCCTATATTACCTTCAAACATTACAACTGTTGTCCCTGAATTTCTTAAACTGATTTCAGCTGTAAATGATACCCCTACAGATAGTAAAGGAAATGCTTACCCTAGTGAAATAGACCAACGAAATTATCCCCGCAGTATAAACCAACGTTATTTACCGGTTTCAACCCCAACATTCCCAACAGAAAAAGAATATGAAGTGGGAGTATTTCAAAGATATTTTTGTAAAAAAAACAATGAATTAGTTTATATAGAAATCAATAAAAGGGATTATGATTTATTAGTTAATAGATCTCCTAATATAGCTTGGGATTTGTATTCTGCTTTACCTGTGTTATGGTATATAAAAGGAAATATTGAAGATGTTTATAAAATAAACAAAAACTTAATTTCTTTAATTGAAAGAAAAAACAAATGGCATGGATTTACTCAATATTTTAAAGACGATTTTACTAAATATACCTTGGAAGCCTAAAATTTTATTTGTATCTTTAAAGCATGTATTGGCTTATAGAAGATCAAAATAAAATAGATATACTTTGTCAAATTAAGTATGAAGTAGCTTATGTTGAAGTAATACCTACCTCACATAATTTACATCCTGTTGAAAATGACATATGTGCTCTTTATATTCGACCAAGAGACGATGCAAAAGGTTATCTTATACCAATAAATCATAGTGAGACTATAAATGCAACGATAGAGGATTGTTTAAAAGTATTAAATAGTATAAAGTATCTTTATGTAAGGGATAGAAAAGAATTTTTACATTATTTTGCTCTTAAGCATTGTACTCAACCCTCCCCCTCCACAAATACGTATATACCTCAATTAACAACAGCTCACACTCATATTTACAACAAGTATCCAAACTCAACAAATTTAAACACAATAGTACCTATTGTAAAACACTATGAGGTATGTGAAGAAAATTTTGCAAACTACGAAAAATTAAGATTTAATCCGTTTTACAGTAAAGCAGCACTTGTGTTTAATCAACTAGAACGAGCGGGTATAAAAGTAGATCAAACTAAATTTGAACAGTACTTTGACAAAAAAGCAAACGAATTTATATACACACAATATAACCTAAATACATTAACAACAAGACCTTCAAATGCATTTGGAGGAATTAATTTTTCAACTTTAAATAAAGAAAATGGAGAAAGAGAATGTTTTATACCGCGCAATGATGTTTTTCTTGAAATGGATATTAGTGCTTATCATCCTACCCTTCTTGCTAACTTATTACATTATACTTTCGAGTGTGATGATATTCATATGGCTTTTGCTGAGATGTATGGAGTGGACTATGCCAAAGCAAAAGAAATAACATTTAAACAATTATATGGTGGTATTTGGAAAGAATATAGAGATTTAGAATTTTTCCAAAAAGTACAAGCATACGTAGATGATTTATGGGATTCATTTAATTATGGAGGATACATTAATTGCCCAATTTCAGATCATAAATTTGTAAAAAGTGAAATGGAAGATATGAATCCACAAAAACTTTTAAATTACGTACTACAAAACTTGGAAACCGCAAATAATGTTCTTATATTATATGATGTATTTAAAATATTACGAGGGAAAAATACTAAACTCGTATTATATGTTTACGATTCGTTTTTATTTGACGTAGATAAAAATGAAATAGAATTAATAAAACAAATACAACAAGTATTTAAAAATAAACAGTTACAAGTTAAAACTAAAACAGGAACTAATTACAACAATTTAAAATAAAAGTTATGTACAACACTTTACACCAACCTTATCATATGTATGACCAGTATGACTTTGATCAAGTCCTAGATTTTGCATTGATGAATAACAGACTATTTTGTACATTTACCGCTTTAGATGAATTAGATTCACTCATTTCCGAGTTATCTAATAGATACTCTATCATGTACAATAAAATGTTTGTACTACATGTTAAAAGTAACAACGAATACGTTATAACATATAATGTAGATCAAGGCAATATAAATGATATTCCTGAACAAACTATACTAGTTCACAGAAAAAAAGAATCAAATACACTTTACACTATAAATGCTTTAAACGAGCTAATCAAAAAATTAAATGGTGGAGTAGTTGACACAAGATACCCAGTAAACTGGCAACATTACAAAAATTGTATCTTGTTAACTCAACACAATGAGATTAAGCAATTAAATACAAAGATTTTTAAAATCATTGAATTATAATTTGGCTATCCCAAAAAAGGTTATTATATTAAACGTTGTAAACAATAAAATAGTTATATATGAATCTAGATGCAATCAAGAAAAAACTTGAATCTATGCAAAAAACCTCAACAGGAGGTTCCAACAATTCAAGCAATGTAAAGCGATTTAAGCCTTCCATTGGAAAACAAACGGTTAGAGTTGTTCCGTTTAAATACAACAAAGAGTTTCCATTTACTGAAATGAGATTTTACTACGGTATTGGAAGTAAAAAAGTAATTGCTTCGCCATTGAATTGGGGAGAAAAAGATCCAATTGCAGAATTTGCAAAACAACTTAGAGGAACAAACGATAAAGAAAACTGGCGTTTGGCTAAAAAATTAGATCCGAAAGTTCGTATTTATGCTCCTGTAGTAGTAAGAGGTGAAGAATCTGAAGGTGTTCAATTGTGGGAATTTGGTAAAGAAATTTACGAAGCATTTTTACAAATGGCAGCTGACGAGGAAGTAGGAGATTTCTCAGACATCATGTCAGGTAGAGACATCAAATTAGTTACAGTAGGACCAGAATCAACAGGTACTGCATATAACAAAACATCTATTTCTCCTTCAATGAAAGTTACTCCATTATCAAATGATTCTAAATTAGTTGAAAAGTTATTGGATGAACAAGAAAATCCACTTGATTTATATAAACCACTACCTTTTGATACTATTAAACAAGCACTTCAAGAATGGTTAAATCCTGAAGAAGAAGAAGATGAAGAAGTAGCTGAAGCTGAAGTAAAAGAAGAACCAAAATCAAACTACAGTTTATCAACAAAACCAGCTGCTAAAAAATCTAAAGCAGATGCATTTGATGATTTGTTTGAAGAAGACGACGATATGCCGTTTTAATTAATTAAAAACAATTTATGGCTAGAGCAAGAAAATCGCTAACAGAGGCGGCGGACAAAGAACTGAAAACCGCCTTTAGTTTAGACAAATTTAAAGCAAATAAAGGTTTAGCGTCTAACGTTAAATTCAAGGAACAAAGATGGATCCCATTTTCACCAGCTTTACAAGAAGCATTATCCATCCCTGGAATCCCTATGGGCCATAATGCTATGGTTAGAGGTAAAAGTAACACAGGAAAATCTACTATGACTATTGAAATAGCAGTTAATGCTCAAAAAATGGGAGTATTACCTGTGTTAATTATTACCGAAATGAAACACGATTGGGAACATTGGAAAAAAATGGGATTCCAAATCGATGATGTAGTTGATACAGATACAGGTGAAATTGTAGACCAAACTGGGTTTTTTATCTATCGAGATAGAAGTACCCTAAATTCAATTGAGGATATTGCTGAATTCATTATTGATTTATTAACTGAACAGAAAAAAGGTAATTTACCATATGATTTATTGTTTATTTGGGATTCGGTTGGTTCAATACCGTGTCAAATGTCAATTGAGCAAGGTAAAAACAATCCAATGTGGAATGCAGGAGCCATTGCAACTCAATTCGGTAATTTTATCAACCAGCAAATTGTAATGTCTCGTAAGGAAAGCTCAAAATACACGAATACCTTGTTTATTGTAAACAAAGTAGGTGTTGCTCCGGCTTTAACTCCAATGTCACAACCTAGAATGACAAACAAAGGTGGAGATACATTTTACTATGATGTTTCTTTATGTTTAACATTTGGTAATGTTACAAATGCAGGTACATCTAAAATCAATGCTGTAAAAGATAAGAAAAAAGTAGAATTTGCATTGCGTACTAAAATTGCTTGTGATAAAAATCATATCAATGGTATTACAACAATGGGTACTATTATCTCTACAGTACATGGGTTTATTAAAGATGATCCAAATGCAGTTAAAAAATATAAAGATGCACATTCACACGAATGGGCCGATATTTTAGGACAAGGTAACTACTCAGTACAAGAAGACAATAGTGAATGGGACGAAAAAGCAGTAACTGCTGATTTATTTGAAAATGAAGATTAATATATGAAAAAAGACCTTTTAAACCTCCTTAACAACATACAAGAACAAGGAGAAGAATTGCCAACATCTGAAAGATACCTTTTAATAGATGGACTTAACTTATTTTTTAGAAACTTTAGTGCTATAAACGCTGTAAATTCAAATGGAGTCCACATAGGGGGTTTAGGAGGTTTTTTTCGTTCTTTAGGTGCTCTAATTCGTACTATACAACCAACTCAAGTATATGTTGTATTTGATGGACCTGGCTCTTCAAACAACAGAAAAAACATTATACCTGAATATAAGTCTGCTAGAAACATAACTCGAGTTACAAAACATGAATTGTTTGATAATTTAGAGGAAGAAGATGATTCTAAAATAGATCAAATTGTCCGTATTATCCAATACTTAACAACCCTACCAGTTAAAACAATATGTTTAAGTAGAGTAGAGGCAGATGATGTTATAGCTTATTTAAGCAGTACATTACCTGTTAAACCAGAAGATAGAGCATTTATAGTATCTAGTGATAAAGATTACCTACAGTTAATTACAGAAAAAGTAATTGTGTATCGCCCAATTGAAAAAGAATATTACACAACAGATACAGTAAAAGAAAAATTTAATGTAAATCCACATAATTTCCTTTTATATAAACTATTAATGGGGGATAATTCTGATGGTATTACTGGAA